TGCCGAGACATCAAGTTTCAAATGTAAGAACACGGGGAATGGGAACGATTGAGAAAAAAATCGCCTACAAGACGGAAGTTTTGGAATATCAAGAAATCAGAGTAAAAGCTGAATTTGAGGGCGACCCCGAACCGGAACAAATCAAGCAGATTTCAGAAGTTGTCGAAAAGGCAGCGAAAGAAATAGGGAAGATTGTGGAGGAGTGGTGATTCTCCTCCACGAGAATTATTTCAAAGTGCGAACGTGTTGTGCAAAATCTTGTGTTTCAACACATGCCTTGATAGCAGATGCAAGCAGACACTCAAATTCTTCTTTTGATAAATCAGAAACTTTTGAGAATTTGATGTCGCTATTTTCAAATGCATTTGCAATCGCACTTTTGAAAGTATCATGATAAACCGCCATGTTGTCACCTCCTGTCGTTTGAGAATGGTCGCACATTTATTATATGGCAGGAGATGCAGCAGGGCAAGGAAGAACAGGAGGAACAGGAATGAGCAATGCAGAGACATTGAACCAGTACATAAAAGAATTATTTGATTATTGGGATGGAAAAAACGATGATTTTGAACCTATTCCGATACCGAAAGAAGTCGACGACGAAATGCAGAGAGATTCATTTTATTAAAGCCGAAACGGGGCAACAGTCGCCCCGTCAGCGTCCGGATGGCGACCGACGCTCTGACGATGGCAAGCCGAGAGACAGCGTCAGCGATACCGTGGGAAACATGGCAGCGGGTGGACTTGCTAAAAGGTTCACGGTTGGTCAACAGGTTTTCAATGATTTTTTAAGGTGAAAAGTCATAACACGGTAGACATAGCCGGAAAGCAGGTGGACGGGATGCAGAGACCGAGAGAACCACCAGTGCAGGAAATCACATAAAACACTATCAACAGAGGAGGTGTTGAATCATGACGAGAAACGAGAAAAAGACGGCAATCGAGAACATGGCAGAAAGATTCATGAATATTTCCGACCTTGAGGGAAAATCAATGGCAATCATGGTCATGTCTGCATACGCAGAGGGCAAGGCAGCAGGAAAAGTCGAGGAGCGTCGCAGATGGGAACAGAAAGAGGCGGTTGCAACGACCGCCTAACCGAACACGAAAACAACAGGCAAGAGCCTTTTTAATAGATTGGAGGTGCAGCAGGTGAGTGAACAGAACATCAAGAAATTTTATGAGACATTAGCGAGAATCATTTCTGAACGTGAGCAGGTGAAAATCACCGTGAGCGTCTCAAAGAAAGAAAAAGCAGCATAAAGACAAAAAAACGGATGACCGCTGCGAACGGTCATCCGTGTGTCAATCGGTGTCGATTGATATGTTTCAAACTAAGAATATTATATCAAATCTGACACGAAAAAGCAACTCAAAAACGACCGGAAAGGTCGGGAAAACAAAGGGTTTTCGGAGGTTTTGTCGTCCTTGTAATAGATACTAACAAGTCTACGAAAACATAACAGGAGGATTGTGTCAGATGGCAAGAAAAAGAGGGATGCAGTTTATCCCGTATGATTATGAGGCAGCATATAACAAAGCGATGGAGGACATGCACGAATGGTTCATTGAGAACCTGTTCCAACATCGAAAAAAAGTGATATATGCACTCAAAGAGATAACAGCAGGAGACCAGTTTGAAATTGAGATATATCCGCAGTTCCGGAGTATGGATGAAGTACCTCCGGAGGGGAGGATAATCAAGAAAGACAACAACAAGGCTCAAAAGAATCTGAATGACAAGAACGCAAGGAAATACGTTGAGAGGTTAATCAACGAGAATTTCAGTGACCGTGATATTTGGATGACATTGACCTATGATGACGCACACCTCCCACAGGACGGGGATGTTGATGCAGCAATCAAGAATGTGCAAAAGTACATCCGACGCATCAACTATCAGAGGAAAAAGAGAGGTCTCCCGAACGCAAAATATGTCTATGTGACCGCATACAATCCGGATGCGGAAATCAGATGGCATCATCACATTGTCATGGATGGTGCGTTAGACATGGAGACAGTTGAATCCTGTTGGAAACAGTCAAGCAGGAATGAGGTTCGCAGGTTACAGACAGATGAAAACGGTCTGTCCGGTATGGCGAACTATATCGTCGAAGAAAAGAACCGTGTTCCGTCGGAAAAGAGATGGAACAGTTCGCAGGGATTGAGAGACCCACGAATCAAGGTCGTACACTCCAAACGTCCGGCAGCAGGAGGCAGCTATAAAAAAATAGGGTCATTTGTTGACGGTATGGTCAAAGATAGGGATTCAATACCGGAGATATTAAAAAAGTGGTATCCGGACATGGATTTCACGAACGCAAATGTGTACTATAACGATTTTAACTGCATGTTTTACATACATGCACGAATGAGGAAAAGGAGGCTACAAAGTGAAAAGACGGAAAAGACGGGCAAGACATGCAGGACGACGTGATGCGTTCCATTTGACAATGATTGCGGTATTGATGACGGTGTTGTGCTTGATGATAGTGAATATCAAAGAGCCGGAGCAGACCGAGGAGGAGCAGCCGGAGACGACACATGCGGAAGTGGTACAGAATCCGGAAACAATCGTGCAGACAGCAGAGGAGACCGAAAGCAAATACAAGGTTTTCGATGGCATGTCCGAGGACTGGGGGAGTGATGACCTTGAGGGATTCGTGCTTTATAAGTTACCGGAACAGTATGCGGATAAAGGCTATTTTCCGGAGAAAATGCAGATATACACAAGATGTCTATGCAAGCAAAATGACGTTCCCTATGCCCTTGTACTGGCAATCATCGAGCATGAATCCGGATATGAATTTGACAAGGTCGGAGACGGCGGGCAGTCAAAGGGATATATGCAGATATATGAGAAATGGCACACTGACCGGATGAAACGGTTGAACTGCACCGACCTCATGAACCCATATCAAAATGTGAGGGTCGGGATTGATTTCCTGTCGTACCTGCTCAAGAAATACGGCACGGTGCAGGATGCACTTGCAGCGTACAACTACGGTGAAAAGGGTGCGAGGGAACATTTGTGGAGCAATGGCGTGTATGTCTATTCATACAACAGTGCAATCATGCAGAGAATGAAAGAGATTGAGGAGGTGGTCGGGAAATGAGTTTTGACTGGCGACCGGAATCAAAAGACAGGTATTTCAGAAAAGCCGAGGCAGCAGTCAAGGCAGCGGGATTCGATGACATCCTGCAAATCAGCAAAGAACAGTTTACAATCACGAAAAGCACGGTCAAGGTGTATTTCAAGCCGATTCCGAGAGAGGGAAAGACCCGCCGATGGTGGGAGGCAAAGAAAAGCATCGCAGGGATGCAGGAGCAGTCCGGAGGGCGTGACGAGTTCGGCAGGAAAAAGAAAACCATTTTTATTCATGCCTATATGGTTTTAGAAATGGAGGAGCAGGACAGGTGAGGGCAGGAAAAATCATTGAAAGAATCAGACACATGCTCAAGGTCAAGGACTGCAAACATGTATGTCTGTTCTGCGAATATTATGACATGTGCAAAGAGGAGGCGAAAGCGAATGAACATGAGATATGCAAAGAGAAGTGAGGACACGGAGCAAATCAACGTCGTGTCATGGGCGGGATGGAACATGAACCGTTATCCGGAATTAAAGTGGTTGTTCCATGTGCCAAACGGAGGCAGTCGAAACAAACAGGAGGCAGTCAAATTCAAACAGATGGGTGTCAAGGCGGGCGTTTCTGATTTGTGCCTCCCGTACCCGAAAGGCTCATACTGCGGGTTATTTGTAGAAATGAAATTCGGGAATAACAGGCAGCAGGACACACAAAAAGAGTTCCTTGCGGATATGGCAGCAGCCGGACATTTTGTTGTAACCTGCTATTCGGCAGAGGAGGCAATCAAGGTCATTGAGGAATATCTGAATTTGTCGGATGCGGTACACATGGAGAGAAATCTGAACATGAGCATCCCGAACAACAGCATCCTCAAGGACGGGAAAATCAAGAATTGAGGAGAAAAGCGATGAAAGTATTGATTGCGTTAGGTATTGCAGCGGTTGTCATGCTTGCGATGGTATTTCTTGCGGTGATTTTATTCGTGGCAGCAGTTGCGGTCGATATAGCGTCCGAATTTATGGACTAAAAAATATAACAGGATAACAGGAGGAAACAACATGAGAATTATTGCAGTAATGTCACCAAAGGGAGAAATCGGAAAAACGACGACATCCGATTCAATCGCCTATATGTTGGGCGAGGAGCAGGGAAAGAGAGTGCTTGTGTTAGACGGAGACCCGCAGGGCGATACATCAAAGACGTTCGGGGTATTTGAACCGGACGGAATCGGAATGAGTGAGCTGCTTGAGAAACATGAATGTGTCGGCGGTACATACAAAACGGGTGATTTGATTCGCCCGACGGAATACTCACACGTTGACATCATTCCGGCGAACGGCTATCTCATGAAAACGGACATGAATTTGCTGCTCAAGTCAGAGGACAATCAAGTCACACGATTGCGTGAGGCGTTGGAGGAGGTAGCAGACGCATACGATTATTGCATTTGTGATTGTGGTCGACTGCTTGACATGGTGGTCATCAATATCCTCATATCGGCAGAGTTAATCATTGCACCCGTAAAGGTTGGAGGATATGAAATCGAGGCATTGCAGAACCTTGAGGAGCAGATTGAGGACTTGAGAGACATCAATCCGGATTTGAGAATCAAGGCACTCATGACCATGCGACAGAAAAACAAGACCTCTCTTGAGGTTGAGGAATGGCTGAAAGCAGATTCCGGATTTGACATGTTTGTCACTCCGGTTCGCCGTTCCATTGTTGCAGAGAAATCAACAACGGCAATGATACCACTCCCGAAATTTTCAAAGCGTGGGATTGTGTCTCAAGATTACAGATGTGTTGTGCATGAGTTACTCAAGGAAATGGAGGGGTAAGGCATGGAAAACGAGACAATACAAATCCTTGAGTTATTCGGAGGGATTGGGTCGCCTCGATGTGCCTTGAGAAATTTGAACATTCCAACGAAAGCAATCGACTATGTGGAAATCAATGAAAAGGCGGTGCGTTCGTACAATTCGATGTTCCGTGAGGAATTGGCATATAAAACACAAACGGTTGTCGGATGGAATCTAAAACCGGACATTCTGATTCATGGCTCACCTTGCCAAGACATGAGCATTGCAGGACATCAAGGAAAAGCGACAGGAGAGGGCAGAATCAACCGAGGCAAAGGTTCAGACGAGGGGAGCGGAACACGTTCCTCTCTCATGTGGGAGACAATACACATCATTGAGAATATGGGCGAATGGAGACCTCGTTATGTGATATGGGAAAACGTGAAGAATGTGAAATCAAAGTACATGAGACCGAATTTTGACAGATACATGGTTGAAATGGAACGGTTGGGATATACGAACAATTTTGAGGTACTGGATGCAAGAGAGTTCGGATTGCCACAGGCAAGAGAGCGGGTGTTCACGGTTTCTGTTCTGAATGGAGAAAAATTTGAATTTGATGACCTCATAAGAACGCCGATGCGTACTTTGCAGGAGTTTCTTGAGGACGATGCAAGCGTTCCGGATGTTTACGATGTGACACAACCGTCTGTCCTTGCATGTATCGGAGAAAAAGGCATCCGCAGGGCAACGGTTATCAAAGATTGTGCATATACCATCACAACGAGACAAGACCGGACACCCGCACAAGTCATTGACCGAGGCGGTGGACGCTATCGTTATTTGACCGAGCGTGAGTGTTGGCGATTGATGGGGTACACGGACGAGGATTTTGACAGGGCGAAAGCAGTACAGGAAAGAAACGGCAAGTATTACAAAGCATTATACGACCAAGCAGGAAACAGCATCGCCGTTCCAATATTCGAGAGCATATTCAGAAAAATAATTTTGCATGAGGTCGCATGAGACCGGAAAGAGAGGAAAGCACATGGGAAACATCGTGAAAACAGCAAAATGCAGATTCTGCGGTCAGATGACGCAGATTGAGGCAGATGAAAAACTGACAGCAGCACAAGCAGAGGAACAGGCAACAATGACATGTAACTGCACCGAGGCGGTCGAGTATCAGAAAGAGAAACAGAGGAAAGAAAAGGCAATGATGAATGTGTCTGCCTTGTTTGGAGAGAACGCAGCACCGGACAAGAGATGCGGTGAGGGCATCGTGAACATCTTAAAGGTAGCAGTCGAGGAGATTTACACCGGAGGACTTGCGAAAGTCACATTAAACCTCCGAGGGGGGATCAAAGCATCAATTTCACAGAATGCAAAGGGTGAAATCAACGTCGAACGTACAGAGACAAAGAAACAGAAACTCACAGAGTAATAACAGGAGGTTGAACAGATGGCAGCAGGATTCAGCGTGAAAGACGCACTCAACAAGAACAGCAAAGCGGGGATTGATGAATCTCCGAGAGCGAGATTCCGGACAAAGGACATTTCAATTTTCAAGATGTACCGGAACGATATGAATTTTTACAGTGTAGAGCAGATTGAGGAACTGGCAGGAGACATCCTCATGTATGGGTTGAAACAGAACCTCGAACTTGTATATGCACCGTGCGAAATGGGCGAATATAGAATCGTGGCAGGTGAAAGACGGTGGGAGGCTCTCAAGTATCTTGTATCAAAGGGATATAAAGAATTTGAACTTGCGACCAGTAAATTGACGACACCGCAGGACGATGACGAGGAGCAGGTTGAAATCATAATTGCGAATGCATACCGTACAAAGACCGTTTCAGACATGATTGAGGAGGAAACACGCCTCAAGGCATCTCTTGAGCGTATGAAAGCAGCGGGAAAGAAAATCAAGGGATATGACCTGCAATCCGGACGATTGAGAGAGGTGATTTCCTCAATGCTGCACATGAGCAAAACAAAGGTTGCTCAAATAGAGGCAGTCAACAACAATCTGATTCCGGAATGGAAAGAGGAACTCAAGGGCGAACGCCTCACATTTTCCGCAGCCTATGAATTGAGCGGGATGACAGAGGACGAGCAGCGGGAGGCACTGGGGAAATTCACAGAAACCGGAGAACTCACACACAAAGATGTGAAAGACATGAAAGCAGAAAGGGCAGCAGGGCAGCAGGCGTCAGAATCCGACACAGAGACAGAAATCGGCATGAACCCGCCGGAAGTGAGAGCGGGCGACGAATATGAGACACCGCATCCGGAGGGAATCACATCAATATGTTATTCCTGCACCGAATATGAGACATGCAACGTCAAAACCGGAACATGTACATCATGCGACCAGTACAAGAACCGTACAGAGGCATACAAGACCGACGAGCAGAGATATTCAGAGGAACAGGATGCAATCGACCGTGAGACAAAGAAAAAACTCCGTGAGATGGAGCAGGAGGAGAAGATGCAGAAACTCCCGTCAACAGCACCGGAGGAAATAAAGACAATCAGAGTGTCACAGGACAAATTCGAGGAATACACGGGAGAATATAGAAAACCGTACATGATAACAAAAGACGACGGATTCAAGGTCGGAAATGTCGTCAAATTAGTAGTATTTGCAGCAGGTAAAGCGACCGGAGAGACGGCAGACATGAGAATCACCTGCAAAGATGATGACATCACATGTAGTGGACTGTCAGACGGTTGGTGCGTTATCGGTTTAGGCGAGGCATAGAGGAGACAGAATGAGTTATAAACAGAGACACCCGTATTTGATGCAGATTGTATATATCATCAAATACAGATTGAAGAATTGGAGGAAATAATTGAAAACAGTATATGTCAGAACAAAGACAAAAGACGAGGCAAGAAAGAGAGCGGAGTGGCTCTATATGATATTAAGGGATTGCACTCCGGTTATTGCAGATTTGCACACATCAAAAGCACAGGTTGTGACTGAATCAATGGTTATCAAGTATGTTCCGGAAAACTACACAATGGACGGAATACGATGCGACATTGCAATCGGGTTCGGGCAATTAGGAAAAATCATCGCAACAGAGAACACCTGTGACAATTTGATGGACGAAAGAGAACTTGCAAAGTATATCGTTGACAATGAAACGATTTCAGAAAATGAAAATATCGAATGCAGGAGGTAAAAATCAATGAATGACATCAAAAGAGGCGAAATGTTCTATATCAGCAGAGGGGGGGCATCCTACAACGGGAGCGAACAACACGCAGACCGTCCGGCGGTAGTGGTTAGCAACAACAAGAACAATGAGAACAGCAATGTTGTTGAGGTTGTATATATGACTACACAGCCAAAAACAGACCTCCCGACACATGTGACAATAAGGTCAACAGGCAGAATCAGCACGGTATTGTGTGAGCAGGTTTATTCGGTATCAACGGAACGCATCGGAACATATATCGGAGAGGCGACAGACAAGGAAATGGAGAATATCGACATTGCTCTCATGATTTCCTTACAGTTGGATAATGGCATCAAGACAGCAAAAGAGTATTACAAGACCATCAAAGAGCAGCAGGAGGAAATCGACAGTCTCAAGAAAGAAATTGAGATGTTGCAGCAGGAGCATGAGGACACAATCAGATTGCAGACTGAAAGAGACACATACAAGACCATGTATGAACAGTTACTCAACAGATTAGTGAATGGAGGAGCAGCATGAACAAAAGCGAGTTAAAGGCAATATTTATCAATGCAAAGGCAACAGATGCAAAATACATCGGCGTGAGCATTCAGACAGAGGGCAGCAGTCAACCGGAAATCATCATCAATCCGAATCCGAATTTTGATGCGAAATTTGACTACTACATGGAGGCATACGACGACGATTTGATTCTGATTGCAGCAAAGGGCAAAAAGGACATCAGAATCACGACAGCAGGGCAAGGAAACCGTTTCGAGGATATTGAATGTCAGCTATTAGGAGAGCGGGGCAAGGGTTGGAAAGAACTCATTGCAGGAGCGATTGACAATGCGTATGAGAAAATGATTGAAAACACGCCTCCAACGACAGAGGAGGAACGGACACACTGCGAAATGATAAAAGAGGCAGTCAAGGGAATGTTCATCAATGAGAGCAGGACGGCAGCAGAGGCAGAGTTCATCAAGACACACATTGTCGACTATGAGAAAATATTCGATGTGTGCATGAATGGTGATGACCTTGAGTCCAAAAAAGGACTTGTCAGATTGCAGAAAATGCAAAATGAATATGTTATGCAGCGGGAAAATGACTGATAGAGAAAAAGAGGCGTTCATCGGCGGGATAGAATTTGCGAGAGACTGGAATCTCGACATCCCGCCGGATGATTTGCGTTTATACGAGAGATTGATTCAAGAAAGGACAAAAAAAGAGAATGAACAAAGTCATATTGATGGGTAGGCTCACAAGAGACCCGAATGTAAGATATACACAGCAGAACGGTTCACAGGAATCCATGTGTGTGGCACGTTATACACTGGCAGTCGACCGGAGAGGTGCAAGAGACGGGCAACAGTCGGCAGATTTTATCTCATGCGTGGCATTTGGGAAAAACGGCGAGTTTGCGGAAAAATATCTGAAACAGGGAACAAAAATTGTTGTTACTGGCAGGATTCAGACAGGCTCATATACCAACAGAGACGGGCAAAAGGTATATACGACGGATGTTGTGATTGAGGAACAGGAATTTGCAGAAAGCAAGAAAGCAGCAGGAGAACAGGCAGAAAACGCCGGATATACAGACACAGGAGACGGATTCATGAGTATTCCGGACGGCATCGACGGCGATTTGCCTTTTATGTAAGCGAAAAGGAGGGTTGTGATAATATGGGAATCTTAAAAGGCATAATTGACAGATTTCGGGCGATGGGAAAGACAGAAAATGAGATTTTGAGCATCGTTGAGGCAGCAGCGGACAAGGCGACAGTGAATCCGGATGTTGCAAAGAATGAAAATCCACAAAAACCGGAAATCAAGATTGAAACAACAGCAGAGGCGTTCGTTGAGGCAGTTTTGCAAATGGGAACGACTTTGCAACAGGCAAAAACGGCAATTTTGAAAATGAGCAGTTTGAGAGATGCGGAAAACCGCAAAAACACGAATAACTGGCGTAAAATGCACGGTCTGCCTATGAGAAGAAAGCAGAAAGCGAGGAAAAAGCATGAAAGAGGAAAAGGAGCAGACGGTCATTGAAAAAACCTTGCTATATCTTGAGAATTATCGTGAAATGGAACGATATATCAATGAGGCGGTATCAGAGACCTCTCAAGTGCCGGATATAGGCAAATACAACATATCGGCGGAAAAGGCATTCCTGCAATCGGTCAGAGAGTGCCGTGCAGAGACGGTCATTCTGTTTGAACATTTGAAAAAGGCTCTTGCATCGCTCAAGGAAGATGCAGAGGCAGCAGGTGAGGGGTATAAATACGACGCTCTTGAGGCGGTCTATATAAAGGGCATGTCATACGAGGATATAGTGAGGGAGACAGGATGCGGACGCAACTCACCGAAAAAGTGGTGCAGGGTGATGATTCAGCGGTTGTCAATCAAGTTATTCGGTGCAAAAGCGATTGAAAATGATAAAAACGGAGTGAAAACAGGGTGAAATGAGGGTGAAAACAGGGGTAAAAAGTGGGTGAACAAAAGACAAAATAAACGTGATAATATGTTAGCGTGAACAGTTGAGACGAGCGATTGCAGATATGCAGTCGCTTTTTTCTTGCCTGTTTGCCCTCCTGTTATATGCGGGTGGGATATACACAGTCATGTGCATAACTGCCCGCCTCTTGTGGATAACACAGCAGGAGAACACAGCAAGAGAGGAGAACACAGATGCTATTGAAATCATGCAGGTGTGGGAAGTTGATTCCGCAGTCAATGAAGATGTGCGAGGAATGTGAGCAACGGCAGCAGTCGAGACACATGATATATAACAACACACGGCGAGACGAGAGAGCAGCAGAGTTCTATGTATCAAAGGAATGGCGGGCAATGCGAGAGCGTATCATTGAGGTCTATGACAACGTAGATATATACGCATTATATGTCGAGCATGAGTTGCTCACATGCAATCCGGTTCACCATATCATTGAACTTGAGGACGACTGGGAACAGCGTTTGAATCCGTTCAACCTCATACCTCTCAACCATAAGACACACAACACAATCACTGCTTTATATAAGCAGAGCAAAGCAAGTATGAGAGCAACACAAAAACAATTGAGGTCACTGATTGAGTACCACTTTCGAGAGGCAGGGGGATATAAAAAAGTTTTGTGCGATTCGTTTTTAGTCGCACCCCCTCTTTTCCTTGGAGAAAACTCCCCACGGGAATTTCAGTAGAAAGGTATATCCGAAAGAGGTGTCAGAATGTGACACAAAATACTGAAATGCTGACGGAAAGGAGGTTTGTTGCATCATGGCAGGACAGAGACAACCCACAGATTTGGTTGTAATGAACGGGCGAAAACACCTCACAAAAGCAGAAATTGAGGCACGGAAAAACGCCGAGGTCACAGCACCATGCGACAAAGTGAGACCTCCGTCATATTTGACACCGGAACAAAAGAAACAATTCCGGAAGATTGCGAAAGAATTACTCGAAATCAAACTGATTTCAAACCTTGATTGCGACGCATTGGCAAGATTACTCATTGCACAAACACAGTACATCGAAATCACGGAACAAATCAGAGAAACTCCATTGATGGAGGATGTTCCAGTCTATGAGACGAGGGAAAATCCGGACACAGGCGAAAAAGAACGTGTGCAGGTCGGTACAAGGCAGGTCGTGAACGGAGAAAGAGAACGCCTCATGATAATTCAAGACCGCTGCATGAAACAGTGCAGACAGGGGGCATCAGATTTCGGACTGACAGTTTCCTCCCGTTGTCGTTTGGTTGTACCGAAACCACAACAGCAAAAGCCGGAGAATAAATTTGCAAAATATGCAAATTAAGGCATGGCAAAAGCAGGAGAAACACAAGACCGCTGCACACAATACGCCCTTGATGTTGTATCGGGCAAGATAACAGCCGGAGAATATGTCCGTCTTGCATGTCAGAGGCATCTTGACGACATCGAAAAATCAAAAGCAGCACCGTACAAATACTATTTCGACGTTGAAAAGTCGGAGGAAATAATCAATTTTGCAGAGGAGTTGACCATTGCAGAGGGTGAGGAAAATGAGCATGTGACGGCATATCCGTTCCAGTGTTTCATTTTGGGGTCGCTCAATGGATGGAGAACAAAGGAAAAGTCATACAGACGTTTCAGAACATCCTATGTGCAATTAGGCAGGCAGAACGGAAAATCGTTCATCAATGGTATTCTTGCGTGTTATTACGGCAATTTTGACGGGTACAAGTACGGAAAAATCTTTTGTACGGCTACAAAGCAAGACCAAGCGAACATTGTTTTTGACGAGGTTGCAAAATTCATCAACTCTGACGAGGATTTGTCAGAATGGTTCAAGGTGCATGACCACAACCACACGATTGATTGTCTGTTGACACATTCAGAAATCAAAGCGTTGTCCGGTGATACAAAGTCACTTGACGGACATCGTGCATATTTGGGAATCGTCGACGAGTATCACGCACACAAAACAAATCAGATGTACAAGCTGCTTGAGGGCGGCATCAAGAAACTCAAGTCGGCGTTGATTTCGGTCATCACGACAGCAGGATTCGACCTCAAGTCGCCGTGTTACAAGTTATATGAGTATTGCTGCAATCTACTCAAGGGCGTTTTCGAGAATGACAGTCAATTTGTGTATATCGCACAGATGGACGAACACGATGACAGATACACGCCGGAGAATTGGATAAAAGCAAACCCGATTCTTGAATTTGACAGGGATGCACTTGAAAATCTGATACCGATTGCACACACTGCCCGGGACATGGGCGGTGAGGACTTGAGAGATTTCCTTGTCAAGCAGCTCAACATGTGGATGCAGTGGTCAAATTCACTGTATATCAAGGATATTGCAGCATGGAAAGCGTGTGCCGTTCTGAAATCACTCAAGGATTTCAGAGGGTCAAAATGCTATGTCGGAGTTGACTTGTCATCCGGAGGAGATTTGACCTCAATCGCAATCGTGATTCCGTTTATGGTGGAGGACACGAAAAAATATTTTGTTCACACACATTCGTTCATCCCGTCCTCAAGAGTGGATGAACATATCAAGACCGACAAAGTACCGTATGACGTATGGATTGAAAAAGGTCTTGTGACGGTAACGGAAACGCTAGGAGGAATCAAAACAGATTATAAATACATCATCAAATATCTTGAGGATTTAGTGAGGGAATACAACCTCAAACCGCAGTTGATTTGTTACGACCCGCACAATGCATCGGCGTTCCTGTCAGACCTTGAGGCGATGGGATTCGATTCAATCTCTGTCACACAGACAGCAAAAGAGTTGAACGATGCGACAGTTGATTTCAGACTTGAGATTCTTGCGGGCAATGTGGAAATCGAGGGAATGGAAGTCGGCAAAGAGGGAAACAAGATAGCTGTTCCAGTTGACAGCCTGCTTGTTTGGTCGATTGCAAATGCAAAGACCATCTCGAACAATTATGGTGAAATAAAGATTGACAAAGACATCACGACAGAACGAATCGACCCGATTGACGCTATCATCGACGCATGGAAACACGCAATGAAAGAGGAGTATCGACCGGATGTGAACGAAACTGTCAATGAATGGCTTGAGCAATTTGAAAAATACATGAAGAAAGGCGGTGAGAAATAAATGAATCCGTTTCAAAGACTAGGAGCAAAAATTTCAAATTGGTGGAGAGGTGAACCACAGGACAGCGGAGGCGTTGTGACACTGAACTCACCGTCATTCCTTGAGCGGATAGGACTGAAAAGAAAAGGAAAACCGACATCAGAGGTCACATATTTCACATGTCTCAAGATGCTGTCAGAAACCCTTGCAAAAATGCCTATCAAATATTATCAGAAAACGGACAAAGGAATCATTGAGGCAGAGGTGACAGATACATCAAAACTGCTCTCAAAAAGACCGAATCCGTTCATGACACCAACAACATTTTGGAACACGGTTGAAATCAACCGCAACCATTACGGAAATGGCTATGTGTATATGAGAAAGAAGTTTGACCGAAAGAAATTCGGCGGTGAAATAAAAATCGTTGATTTGTGGGTCATGCAGTCAAATTGTGTGCAGATAGTCGTTGACGATGCGGGCATATTCGCAGGAGTTGGGCGTTTGTGGTATGTCTACACAGACCCGACATCCGGTCGTCAATATGTATTCAGCACAGACGAGGTGATGCATTTCAAAACATCATTCAGTTTTAACGGCATCACAGGACTACCAGTGCAGCAGATATTGAGAGATACGGTTGCAGGTGCATCCGAATCACAGGCGTTCATGAATAATTTGTACGAGAGCGGTCTGACAGCAAAAGCGACACTCGAATACACAGGAGAGTTGAACGAAAAGGCAAAAGAGGCACTTGTCAAATCGTTTGAGGAGTTCGGCAGCGGGGCAAAGAACACAGGAAAAATTCTGCCTGTTCCGTTGGGAATGAAACTCACACCTCTCGACATCAAACTGACCGATTCACAGTTCTTTGAATTGAAAAAATATAATGCATTGCAAATCGCAGGAGCGTTCGGAGTAAAACCGAATCAAATCAACGACTATTCAAAATCGTCGTACAGTAACAGCGAAATGCAGCAATTATCATTCTACGTCGACACAGAACTGTTCATCATCAAGCAGTATGAGGAAGAAATCAATTATAAGATGCTGTCGGATGAAGAATCAGACGACGGATATTATTACAAATTCAACGAAAAGGTACTGTTCCGCACCGATTCAAAAACACAGATGGAGTATTTGAAAAATGGTGTCGGTGGAATGATTATCAAACCGAATGAGGCGAGACGTAAACTCGACATGGAAGATGCGGAGGGAGGCGATGTCCTACTTGCGAACGGTAGCATCGTACCGTTGACGATGGCGGGTGCAGCATATTTGAAAGGTGAATCCGAGCAGGAGAACACCGATGAACCGGAGCAACCGGAGGAGGAAACAGAGCCGGACACAGAGCAGCCGGACACAGAAACAGAACCGGACGAAACCGACACGGCAGAGGACGAGGATGAACAGGAGGGAGGTGAATAATCATGCCAAAAAAAAGACGTTTTGATTTTACAAAGAAAAATAAACGCAGCGGGAAAGTTGAAAATGTCGGCTATTTGGATTTAGAGCAGGACGAGGAGCAGAGCAGATGTTCCTTGTATTTCTACGGCGACATTGTATCGGCGACATGGGAATCCATGTGGTACGAGGAGGACAGATGCCCGCAGGACATTGCAGATTTCCTCGACCAGTTAGATGGATATGAGGACATTGACATCTATTTCAATTCCGGAGGAGGAGACGTATTTGCAGGACTGGCAATCTACAACCAGTTAAAGCGATACGACGGACACAAAGTCGGATATGTTGACGGAATGGCTGCATCCATTGCATCAGTCATCATGTTTGCGTGTGACGAACTACATTTTGCAACAGGTGCTCAAGCGATGATTCACAAACCGTTATGCATGGCATACGGAAACGCAGACGATTTCAAGGCAGTAATAAAGCAGTTGAATCTCTGCGAGGATTCAATTCTTGATGTCTACATGGAACATGTGCAGGAGGGTGTCACAAGAGACAAAATTCAATCTCTCATGAGCAATGAGACATGGTTCGACAGTAAGAAGATGCAGCAGTATTTCAATGTTGAAATCGAGGAAAAGGCAGCAGTTGCAGCATGTGCATCCGACTTTTTCGAGAAATACAACAATATTCCGGAGACACTCAAGGGAATCGACACTAAGGACATCGTCGATGCAGTGATTGCAGAACTTGAAAACCGGAACAATGCAGCAACAGAGGCAGAAAAACAGAGAATCGAGGCAGAAAAGCAGGAGATTCTCAAAGATTTATACCTTTATGGAATTTAAGAAAGCGAGGAAAAAACATGAATAAGGAATTACAGAAGTTACTCAAGCAGATTAACGACAAGAAAAACGAGGTCAAGAGCCTTGTGAACGACGGAAAACTCGACAAGGCAAAGGCAGCAAAGGAGGAACTCAAGGAGTTACAGAACAGATTTGACCTCCTCTATGATTTGGACGAGGACGAGCAGGATGACATCGAGAACAAAGTCAACAACGGAACTGCAAAGCAGGTCGGCGGGGATGCCAAACCGGACAAAAAGAATATCGTGAAATCATTTGTCAACATTGTCAAAGCCGGATTCCTGCACAAAGAGGCAGACGAGGCAGACATCAAAGTGTACAAGGATGCACTCACATCCGACACAACCGCAGGAAGTGAGGGAGAGGTCGGAATCGGTGTGACAATTCCGGAGGACATCAGAACAGACATCATTGAGTTGCGTCGTTCATCCGACAACCTTGAACAGTATGTCAATGTCGAGGGCGTAACAACTAAGACAGGAACACGAAACATTGAGGTTGATGCAGAATCGACACCATTTGACAATGTTGACGAGGCTGCGGATTTTCCGGAGATGGACGAACCGGAATTTTTACCGATTGAGTACAAGGTAAAGAAAAAGGGTGGAATCCTCAAGATGACAGCAGAGTTACTTGAGGACACAGCATCCAACATCATGGCATACATCAATAAATGGATTGCGAAAAAGACAAAGGCAACCCGTAACGCAATGATTCTCAAGGTACTCAATGAGATGACAAAGGGAAAAGAGGTCACAGTCGAGAACCTTGACAGTCTCAAGGACATTTTCAATGAGCAGTTAGACCCTGCAATCGCTGACAATGCAGTTGTTATCACAAATCAGAGCGGTTTCAACTACCTTGACAAGTTAAAGGATAAAGACGGCAACTATATTTTACAGAAAGACCCGACACAGCAGACAAAGGGAAAGATGCTTTTCGGTGAATATCCTATCATCAAATTATCAAAGAAAACTCTTGCATCCGAGAAGATTATGAACACCGATGGTCACACAGTCGACGGGTACAAGCATCCTATTTTCTGCGGTGACTTAAAAGAGGCAGTCACACTCTTTGACAGAAATGTTCTCACAATCGACCTCAATGACAAGGGTGCGGGTTTATGGGATAAGGACATGACCGGAATCAAGGTGCGTGACCGTTTCGATGTGCAGCCTGTTGACAAGGGAGCAGTCATCAAGGGTCAGATTACAGAAGTTATCAACGGGTAATATGGCAGCAGGGCGGTGAATCCGTCCTGCTATTGAAAGCAGGTGAGAACATGACGGATGAAGAAAAAGAGAAGTACAGAGGCGGTCTGATTGCTACATGCAAGACATATTGTCACATCGACTACGATGACGACATCGAAATCCTTGAATTGATGCTTGACACGACACTGGATGAAATGACGGAACTGATTCCGAATTTCGACCGGAACAACCTCACAAGCCGTCAAAAACTGCTTGCATTTATGTCCGTGAAAGAACTGTACGACAACCGTGACAAGTACCGGAGCGACACAAAAACGCTATCCGCTGCCGTTTCCTCCATGCTATTGAAAGAAATATACGGAGGTGCAGCAGAATGACAGGCAGAATCAAGATAATTCGCAAGACAACAAGTGTTGTTGACGGTAGACGACAGCAGGAGGAAAAGGAGTTTTTCTCATGTTGGTGCGATGTCAAGAGTTTGGGAACAAATGAAAAATACAATGCGTTGCAGATAGGTCTTGAGAACACAATCATGTTTGAAACGAGAGCCTGCGACAAGATGGAGGAAATCAGATTGAATCTGAAAGAGTTCTACGCAGTATATAAAGGCGTTGAGTTCAAGATATATGATGCGTGTCCGATGTTCACAGACGACAGGAAATATCAGTTGAAATGTAGAGCGGGAGCATAGTGTCATAATCTGACACCGGAGGTGATGCAGTGAAAATCGAAATGGAATTTCAAGGCTTGAAAGAACTCATGAAAGCATTTGAGGACGCAGCAAGCGACGAGGACATAAAAGAGGTCAATCAAAAGATTGTAAAGCAAAGCGAACCAGTCGTGAAAAACATCATGTCCGGCAAGATTCCGAAATCGGCAGACATCAAATTATCCGGTAGAGGTTTCGGTTCAAAGTCATCCGTGACATCACATGCAGCGGACAGCATACCGATGGGAGCAGTCAAAATGAAAGACACAGGAGCAACAGCGGATGTCGGATGGGAAAAGTCGGACAATAGCGAACACTTTTATGTGAAATTCATAAACTGGGGAACTATCTATCAACCGCCTCAAGAATTTATTTACGCAACAGGGCGTGAGGCAGATGCGGAACTGCAAAAAATCGCAGAACAGGAATATCAATCCTATTTAGACAACACATTGAAATGAGGTGAGAGCATGAGCAGCAGTCCGGACATCATCAAAGATGCATCCGACGCATTGAAACCTATATCAGACAGAGGAATCACTGTGATGCAAGGATGGTATGACAAAGACATCCATGACAGACATGTGACATTGTGGGATTTGGGAGAAAATGACGAGAATTTTTCGGACGACGATGCAGAGGGAGTGACGCTGTCATTGCAGGTCACTATATTTTCAGAAAATGACGAGGTTGAACTGGCAAGGGAAATCAAGTCACTCATGAAAGAAAATGATTTTTCGTTTGATGGCAGGAACGGAGACGATTCCAAGCCGGAGGACGGAATCTATATGAAAGCACAAAGGTTTTCAAAGTTTTATGAAATGGAGGAATAGACATGAGCGAAACAGTAACACAGGTTAGCGAGACAGAACAGAAGATTGTCAGAAGTAGAACATGCGGTTGTAGAGATTTTTACATCGCAAAACTTACACAGAATGATGCAACAGGGTATGTGGCAGGTACACCCATAAAACTGGCAAGAGCAATCAAGGCGAAAGTTGATGAAAAATGGAGTTCAGAGAAAATCTACTCCGACGACGGAACAGAGGAGGTCATCAATTCCTATGAGGGAACTGAAATCGAACTTGAGGTCAACGCCCTTGCACCACAGGACAGACAGATTCTTTTCGGTCAGTTGTACGAAAATGGTTTCCTCGTAAAGACGGCAGATGACAAAGCACCGGAGGTCGCTGTCGGATGGAGAGAAAGAAAACTCAACGGAAAGTATGATTTCAAATGGTTGTACGCCGGAAAGTTTGCAGAGGGAATCAGCGAGGAGGCAAGCACAAAAGAGGGAAAACTGTCTCCGACAACAAAGAGTGTCAAGGGTTCATTCTATGAGAGAAGTCTTGACAATGCATATGAGATTTCTGTTGATGAATCAAATCTTGTGACAGAAGATACAAAGGCAGCAGAGGCAATCAAGAATTGGTTCAGCAAAGTACAGGAGAAAAACGGCGGTTTAGGCTAAAAAAGAGGATATATAACAGGAGGATAAATCATGAAAAGAAAAATAATAGTCAATAATAAAGAGTTTACAATGCCGAAAATGTCAATCGACACATACACGGAATATCTTGAACTTGCAGAGGTTGTCGACGCAAAACAGAGATATTCAAAACAGGACATCGAGGCGATGGGTCTTTTTATCTGCAAGGCATACGGAGACCAGTTCACCATTGAGGAATTAAAGAATCCGGAGACTGGACTTGATGCAGCAGGATTGATTCTTGAGTTCCAGTTCATTGACATGGGAATCGCCGACGACCTCACCAAACGCATGGAGAAGATAGAGAAAAATTTTCAGAGTGGCAAGTGATACCGGAAATCGAAATCACTTGCAAAGGAAAAAGGCTTTTCATCAATTCCGTAACGGTAGAACAGTATAAAAAATACATCAGTCTCATGGAAAAGAATGACACGGAGAAATTCTCCGGAGTGATGTTTTTCAACAAAAAGATAATGCAGGAGATGTTCGGGAATGAATTGTCGCTTGCAGCAGTTGGGGAGATTGATGCAGTTGAATTTCTGACGGCAATCAAGACGGTTCATTTCATCATGCAGAACATTGTTGCAGAGAAGATGTTGAACATTGTCGAGGTTGAGCAGGTGGAAAAAGAGGCATCCGCATTCGATGACTATGACCGTGAAAATGGATATGAGGACGAGGATGAACAACCGGAGGAAAATCAATGGAAAGTCTGCGGGGAAATTGTTGACCGTGTTGTAAAAATTGCGATTCGGCTATTGAAAAACTCATACAGTCAATGCATGAAAGAGAACATTGTCACGTTGTTGGACTACTTAAAATTTGAATTAGATACAATCAACGAAAATCAGTAAGAGAGGAGGCGACCGAATGGCTTA